AGCGACAATGTGACCAGTACCTTTTGAAATAACATAATAACTCATAAATTCACCGTTTTCGTTGTTTATGTATATATTATAACACAACCAGTGAAAATGGCAACCATTTTGTTGCAGATTTACAACACTTTTTCACCATACATTAACTGCATGGCGTCAAATACACAATCATCCACTGGATGGTGTTTGGTGATGTGTAGGAATGAATCAAAGTCTGGATAATCCACCTTGACGTAACCATTGGTTGTACTGTATAGGAAATCAACTGCGGTTCGTACATCACGCCAACGGTGATATGGCCAAATAGGTTTGAGTCCTATCTGTTCTTCAATGTCATCCATCACCAATTGGTCCAAATTACCACGAGCCCACACATAACACTTTTCATCATTTTTTGATTGTGCCCATGTACGCATAGTTTCATAACCATCTTCAAATATACAATCATCTTTATGAGGAATAAATGATGCACGTTTTACATTGTCGCATTGTTTAGCCCACCACTCCATGGTAGATTTTCCCATACCACGTTGTAATCGTTTAACTTGGTCATCAACTTTGAATTTGACATAAAATGCACCATCAAACAATTGTTTAGGTGTTGGTTTATCATCAGGATCAAAGTAGATCGCAGCCATTGATAGAATGACCGAATTGCTGCGTTTACCTAATGTCTCAACATCAAATATAAAAATTTCATTTCCCCTTAGGTATTACAATCTTGCGTTTGAGGCATAAAGTTCCTGTATCAGCAAACACATGAACTATTTCAGCCAATTGCAGACATTCTTCTTTGGTTGCCATTGGATATGACTGCTGAATAACACCTTCAGCATTCATTGTCATCAGAATCCAAACCCATATGACCATTATTGATTCTTCAAGTACTCATAGTAATCTTCATTGGTTTTGAAGGTGTACTCTGTGCCATCCTGTAATATAAGGTGTGGTCCATCACTGGCAGTTTCTTGATGGTATTCATAAAGAAACCAAAACACATCTTCTGCCATATCACCAAACAATGATTCGACCATCATATCAATTTGTTTTTCTAGTTCATTCACATATTCATTATCAAATAATGTATAGAAATCTGTAGGCAATTTCTTAACATAATTATCACGAGCAAGGCAAGAATCTTTTAGTTTGCGTACAATATCAATTAGTTCTGGTTTCATTATTTGGTCACAAACCATACAAAAGGCAACAACGACAAAATCACACCTACTGTAAACAGCACGGCCATCAATATATTAAATTTCATTTAATAACCTTCTACAATTATTTACCGTTAGTCTGTACGGTTGGTGTAACCACGCCGTTGATAACTAAAGTTTGACCTTTGAAGTTAGCAATAGCACCTGGCAAATTACGCATGGCATCTGCTTGTGCTTCTGCCATCAACAAAGGAATTGCCATTGGGTTTGCTTGCATTGATTCGTTACGTTTGCGAGCAGTAGCCACTTTAACTTCTTCTGTCTTGAACTCGTTCTTGGCCTTAACCAATTCATTGGCACTAGCTACAACACTATCTGCTGGTACAATGTTACGAATCAACACTTGACCAATCACAATAGTACCATCCAACTTTTCTTCTGCTAGTGTACGTGTGATCTGTTCTTTGATTTCTGTTTCCATTGCTTGGCGGCTATCAGCCATATCCAATGCTTCGTACTTGCGAGCAGACTTGTAGATAGCGTTACGTGCAGCATTGAAGATGTAGTTGTACATCAAGTAAACATCACCATCATGGTTAGCGTGGAAACTACGATTCTTGCTATTGTAGATTTCAGCAACCTGTGATTGATTAATGTTGTATGTAATCAAGGCATCAAAGTCTTTCATCGTGCTATTGTCTTTGGCTAGAGGAGTCATATTCTCGGCCAAAACACTGATCTCTTTGACTGGGAACGTGAGTACATTGCCAATAATAACTTGATTAAACGAACCTGGAAGCAATTCACCTACACTGATCTGTCTATCAAACCCCACACGGAGACCAACTTCACCAGTTTCAATACGGGTACAACCTGTTGCCAGTACAGCAACGGCAAGGACGGAAAGAGTTAAAATACGTTTCATTATATCACCTTAAAAAAGAATTACGATTACAGTCATTACTAGAACAGCCAGTAATGAGACAATTATACTATACGTTACGGATTTTGTCAAGCTCCAACGTTCTTTACCATTCATGTTTCTCCAGGCAGTAACGCCAAAGTGAATGGCAATGGCAAAGATAGCAAATACTAACCAAAGTCTAATCATTCTGATTCTCCACACATTGTCAAGAAATCTTTACGATATAATTCTTGAATCTTTTCCACAAATTGTTTATTAGCAAACTCATGTGTGAAAACAGGATGACCTAATCGTTTTTCTACATCACCATGAAAGTCACCAAACTGGCATGCCGTCACTCCAGTAAAGCCTGTGATTACAATTGATTGTTCTTTAGTAAATTTATTCATTCTCCAACTCCGAAATGTTTTAAAATATCAGATTCATACCATTCACCATGATAATCACCGCATCGACCTCTTGACTGTATATGGATTTGTTCCAAACATTCCTGCACAATCAACTTGGCAAACTTTTCTTTATCAAACACTTCAAAGGTAAGTGGATTGTAAGGAGTGGGGCCTTGAATAGATGTAGCCTGTTCAGCAAGTTCTTGAATTCGTTCGTTCATTTCAAATATCCCAATCCACTCAACACAAGATAACAAAATACAATGCCAACAACAAAGTGCAGCCAGTCACGAGGAGTATTTTTCATGATTCAACTCCAAAGTATTCTTCAATATATGATGCTGCCTGGAGTTGTCCTGCGTAAAATGCATCATTCATACCACGATTATAGCATTGATCTAGGCATTTCTGAACAATCAACTCGGCAAACGTTTCCATCCAAGCCATACTGCCAACTGGAAATGCTTCTTTAGATGCCTGTTCGGCAAGTTGTCTAATTCGTTCGTTCATTCTTCATTTGCCTTAATAAGAACCATTAGAAATTTCAATTCCGATAATTGCACTGGAATCTCTGATCCCATTTCCATCCCTGTAATAAGAGATTGTAGATATTCAATTGGGGTCATCGTTTAACTCCAAATTGTCGTGAAATTCGATATGCCACATTGCCTACTGCATTTGATTCATCAAGGAGGCCGGCACTTTCAAACTCATCTTCTCTGTTTTTAGCAATAGTAAGACATTCTTTCACAATCAACTCGGCGAACTTTTTGAGTTCTTGTTCACAATCATCACCGGATTCTGAAAACCAAGAATCCATAAATCCAGCATGCTCGGCAAGTTCTCTAATTCGTTCGTTCATAATTCTTTACCCATTCTACCCAATGTTTCAGGCGCATGGTCCAAATAATGTTCACCATCTTCGTGATAAAAGAAAGCATCTGCATCCGTGATTGTCATACAAATATCACTATGTTTCAAATCATAGTCCACAAAGGTATGATCTGCAGCATACACTCTGAACACAAGGATATCATAGTCAACTCTCAATAACACACCATTAACTCCGTTTGCGGATACTGGTGTCAAGTTTAGTTTACTCATGATTAAACAATACGTCCAGTTACATTGTAAATTAAATCATTCAAAACGTTTTGATAGTCTTTACCATTACGCCGTAACATCCAAATTTGTTGTACCAATTGACTAGAATCATATGGGCCAGCCATTGACGGTAATTCACCACGAGATTCCAATTCTTCAATTAGATCATCGGTTTCAAAATCACACAGGTCAACATCAACTTCAACTTCTCTGTAAAACGTTTTACGATTATTCATTTTTTAATCCTTACCTTCTTAATCTTCTCAGGCTTTTGCTTGCGTTCGAATTCTAATTTCAACTCTAATGCTATGGCTGCAGCCTTAACCGATTCTTCGTGGTCAGCCATCAACTTATTGTATTCTTCTTCTGTGACCACATCACTATTCCATTTGAATGTTGCTTCAGTCATTTTATTTCAGATAAATCTTTTGATAATCTACGGTGAAAAGTATCTTCACCATCATCACCAGAAACCAACCAATCAATTCGCTGAGCATAGGCGTGTGCCTTACGCAATGTAATCAATGCTTGTTTGAATTCTTCGATTGTATTTGGTGTGAAATGACAACCTTTTGTTGATCCATAGTCATCCAATTCATCAGAATCATTGTCTATAATCAGCTGTTCAACATCATCAGCAATTGAACCTATCTGATATTGTTTGTATTGAAAATGTCCACCACTCATGTTTAATCTCCAATTTGGCCAATTTCTGTCCATGTCCTGTGTGTTTCAGCAACCCATTCCATGCCATCATGTTCTTCAATATACCAATCAACATCATCAGGCACGTTTGCAATTGCCAAAAGGGCGCAATAAGCATTAGATTTTACACCTAATTCCTCAACTACTGCCACCAAATCGGCATCACTTCTGTCACTAACAAATTCACGATCATATAAAAAGTATTTACTATCACCAAGATGGCCTGCTTCATAATAATGTTTATAACCATTACGATCCTGAGTCTCAAAAAGAATACGTTTACGATTCAATAGTTTTTCAAAGCCCATATCTGAAAGGCCAAATCCACCATAACAACGATTAATTACAATTTTCATTCTCTGTCCACCCTTGCATCTTCATTCATAATAAAACCATACCCAAACACCAACAACAGTCCACATTAAAAACCAAGCCGATAGTGTGTACATATTAACCACAGACTGTGTACTCCGCCAAATCTTTCCAGTTCTTACCTGCGCTCTTACGGATTTTAGTTACCTGAATTAGTGTACGCAACGACAATTCTTTTACAGTATCTTTAACGGACTCAATCAAATCCATGGCATCTTGCTTCTCTGACTTGTCAAACTCAGGCATAAACTCACCTGTGTTCAATAGGTGACGCATACGCTCAATCTTTTGCATCTTGGTCATTGATAGGTCAACTGCCATTGAACGGGTAATGATTGCTTGGTCAATCTGTGATGATGCCAAATTGGAGATAAACACAATACGACCTTTGAATTCAAAGGTTGTAGGCAAATCTTCATCACGGATATCCGCACGCCATGAAATGATACGCTTAGAATAAGAATCTAATGCGCCTTTCAATAGGTTCAATGATACTGGATCCTTTAGTACTGAATCACAATCATCAAATACAATCACGCCATCTTTGTTCTCATACAATGTACGGTACAAACCTTTAGGTGTAGAGTAACCTTTGATAACACGGAAAGATTTTGGACCATTGACCTTGGTGCCAACGGCCAATTCTTCTACTGTGGATACATCGGTGAAACCATTGGCGGACAGCGTTTGGTTGACGGTAAACGACTTACCAAGACCACCAGGACCAGTCACCACGACCGATGCCTGAGCACCTTGAGCAAGCATAGTCACCATGTCGGACACGAAACCGAAGCGCTCGTTGATAGTGAACCGTGATTCTGTTGGTACGGATGCAATAGAGGACTCAATACCAGCCTTGCGGATGACGTAATCCATATGCTCTTTTTTAGACCGCTTGATGGTCTTACCATTGATAACCGCAACATACTTACCACCAACAAACTTTACATCAACCATTGAATTCGTCCTTTAATCAATCAATAGAGTCCATTATACAGGTACCAGCGCAAAAGGCAAGCGTTTTCTTAGTAGTCCACCGTGGTGGTGGACTATTTGTTGTTTTTACACAACACTTTTTTGAGTGTTTTCATTCATAAATGATACTTGCATTTAATGAAAGTTTCTGACATTTTCAATAAATCCTAAGCAAAGAACTTTTGGCCAAAGAATGTTTCGTCCATTTTCTTAACTTCTAACTCTTTTGGTGTATATTCCATTTGTACCCATACTCCATCCACCTTGGCAGCAGTGATATTGAAAGAATATACAGAACCAATCTCGGTTTGGTACCCTTCAACTTCAGCCAAACGCCTAGTACCACGCATATTGTCTTTCATCGTACCGTACCATCCACTGTTTAATAGGATACGCATACCTTTTTTGATTTCTGCTGTTTTCATATTACCACCAAGAATCATAGTAAACGGCATCACCAGCAGCAATGGCTTCTCGTGCCTTAACAATAAACTTCAAATCGTTTCGCATTGAACCATCATCAGGTGGATTTTCACCAAAAAAGAAACCAGTGGTTTGTGGCAACTCACACATGACCACGGCTTTCTCTAGTGCATCCAAATCTTCTGTGTACAACCGCATTGCCGCACAATTGAATTCACTTTTAGGTCCACCTTTGGTCTTATACAGTTTGGCCATCCATCCGTGCAGGTCATGGTGTTTGCGCCAGTAGTGCAATTCATCATATTCTTTATCATCAGAACTAGGTTTCACCATGTTGAAATCATCAATCACCTCGGATTGCTTGCAACGCCATGCATACATATCTAAACCCATTATTTCACTCCAAACATTAAAGCACCAGCAGCGGTAGGAAACTTGTTGCCATACTCGGCAATTTCCTTTTCATCGATTGATTGGTCATGACCAACACCGACACCGATGTAATACTTATCACCAAACAACTCATCCTCAACACGGACAATACCAACTGAACCATTACCAGAGGTAAACCAAACAGAATCAATAATTTTCATAATCAATACCTATAACAACATTAAAACGGAACACCGACAGTATAACATACAATCGAAACCATGGCAAGCCTAATCTTCTCGCAATTCGGCATAAACATTGGCCAATAAGTCCAATGCTTCTTGAATGTTCATCATCAAAGGTGAACCTGGATCTTCATTACTCTTTTTTAACCACCGTTGTACTTCCATGATAGAATCTTCGGCGTGACTAATGGTGGACGCTTTGTTATTTGATTTCATCATTCAACTCCGAAATGTTCATACAAATCTTGAGGGGTAGCATGACCTGAACGGGAATAAACAACTT